GCGACTTGGGTTGGAAAAAAACTATTTACTACGCCTCTGGCCATATTACTATTTTATTATTTTTGATAATTCACCTTCTTGTTTATACTTTGCAAAGTTTAAATTAATGGGTGATCTTTGTAGTTTGTTACTTGGTCTATATAGATCTTTGTGACAAGCCATTATTGCCAAACCAGAACTTATAGCTGCATCAAATTTTGTTCTATTATTTATATCGAACTTAGCCCAATCATTTAATGTTTCTGTAAAATACATAGGTCCATAGTTTCCATCTGATTGTAAACCTACGTGTCGATCTATATACATTTCTATAGCAGCTGCGTGAGCTTGCTTAATATCTTCGCTTGAATTGGGAATGCCTCCTACTTCTTTTTCGGCTATTGATAACTTATTCCATAATTTGTCAGGGCGGTTCATCGAATAACCTCTATAACCTCTTCTTTTAAAATAATATAAAAGTCGTGGTTTATTGTTTTCTGCTAATAATGGCATACCGTAAAATACACAAGCCATTAAAACATCTTCAAAAAACATTTCTGCTGTTTGTGGTCTTGCTACGTATTCTAAAAAAAATGTGCTAGCCGGAGCATCTTCCATGCTAAACTTCGTTAATCCGTGCAGTGCCCCTTTTGATCCTCTGCCGTCAGTTGTTCCAGATATATCATAACTATCACATCCAAATGCTCCAACGTGTTCTAAGCCTGGCCATCTAACGCCATTTTTTATTACTTGTCTATTCTGTAATTCGTACTTCGGAGTCCAGCTTATTAAAAATCTACCGTTTGGATTTGGAGTAAACATTACTTTTGAATCTTTAATACCGTTTTCCCACATAAAACTTCCGCGGGTTAAAACATTACTGTGATTTAAATCTTCGTTGTAATCTATTTGTTCGTATATTTTAACTAAATTAAATATACTATTTTTTGTTTCATCTCTAAACGCATGTTCCTCTGTGCGTGGAAACTGTCTATAATATTCGTTTAAAGCATCCTGGTCGCCTTTTAATCCTTCGGCCTCATTATTCCAATGCTCTATAACCCCGACGTCTATAGGATCGCCGTATGGGCCTACTGCTTCTTCTTTTGGAGTATCGAATACAGGTATGCCATAAGAATCAATGAATCCTTCGTAGTTCCATTCCATAGGTATGAACAAAGAATAGAGTCCTGAACGAGTCTGTCCGTTGGCGTTTCTTTTTGTGACATCTGAGTTATCATATAATTTTTTAAAATTACCTCCACCTTTATCTATCGAATTAGATGTGGATCCCATCATACACTTACCTATTACTCTACTACCTAATCGAAGCGTGGTTTTCGTAACCCTCCAGTTGTTGAGGATGTTGTTGGGCCTTTCCCACTTCCCCGACTCATCGTGGACGAGGAGCTTGAGTTTCTCCCCATCGTAGGCGTTGTCGCCGGTGTTCTTCCAATCGATCGTGGTGTCAAGACCCGATAAGGTTTCAACGGTCGCATTGGTGTCGAGTTTACGTCGGGTAAACTTGGACGCGGGGACTCTGAAGGCAAGCTCGGTCTTGGGGCGGTCCATACCGTCCTGGATCGGTTTGAAAAAGAATGGGTAATTAACGGATATCGGAACCACCTTATCTGTAAACATTTTCTTCGCATCTGATCCAGACTTAGATAAAATGCCATATCGGGAGTCGCTAGATATGGTTGCCAAGTTAACCACCTCGCCTGATGCCATAAAGGAAAAGCCTGATCGACGATTCTTAAGGTAGCACAATCCGTAGGATCGTACATCGGCCTTACATGCTTCCCAAAAGATGTAGAATAGTCTATTCGCTTCTCTAAACTCTGGTTTCCCAACATCAATCTTGGACCACTGCAAGTACATAAAGTGAGTACCAGTAATGTAAGTAGCCACACCCTTATTATTGAACCAATGGCCGTTTTCTCTTTTATTAAATTGTTCATCGATATATGTGCCCCATTTTGATTTAAATTCTGTAGGATATTCTCTCCAATCAAATATACTTTTAATTAGCTTTAATTCCCTTGGATATTCTGTAGGCGTCCACTTGTCATAAGTTTTATCTAGCTTGCTTGGTGCTTTTGGCAAAGCTATGTTTAGGTTTTGTATATTATATATATCACCTATCTGCCCTGTTTTACTTATAACAACTACATCATGTTCTTTGTTATATCCATACTTCCATTTCTTACTCTTATTCAATCTAGATAAGGTAGTTTGTTTTATTGGCGTTACAACGCTATATAAACTTTGACTATACATTACTTAGATCTTCTTTCAGCAAACCCACCAAAAGTTGTTTGTTCAATCTCTTCTTTTGGTTTGTTATCAATTAATCTTTGCTCTTCGTCAATTCTACTTAGTATCTCGAAAGCATCAAATATAGCTAGCTTTTTTGTGGCTGCTGCATTTTTTAATCTATCAGCTGAAATATCATCGTCCGAATCTACAATAGCTTCTTTGGCTACTTTAATTAATTCCTCAACTGCTCTGTGCCCAGCCTGGATTATATTCTTCTTCGTCTCCTTGATATTCATATTTAATTGTAATTGCATTCATGGGAACTCGGTATAACCTTTGCC